ACCATGTCCTCCGTGATCTCCGCGCTGGCGATATCCAGGTGCCGGGGGTACGTCCCGCCGGTGTCCGCGTCCGCCGTCCAGCCGCCGGTGGGAATGGTGAGCGACCGCTTGGCCGCGCCGCTGGCATGTTTGCTCAGCAGACGGATTAGCTCGTCGTGGGTCACGAGGCCCGCGGGCGCGGAGATGGAGACCTCGATCTCGTCCGAGATGATGATGACCAGTGGGAGACTCCAGGTCCCCGGAGAGAACCCCGCGCGGTAGGCGGGGATGGCCTGGCTGTAATCGCCCAGGGTGGCATAGATGAAGTCCCGGTCCTCCCCGGTCTCCGGGTCCCTGGCGTAAATCATGAACTCCGAGAGCATGAACGTGCTGACGCTGGCGTGATCCACGTCGTTGGCGTACTGCACCGTCAGATACAGCCGGTCATCCTCGTGGCGGCGCTCCCCGATGGTGCCGTCGGCCACGTACCGGATCAGCTCGTGCATATCCGCCAGGTTCCGGCCCTCGGACACCCTGCCGCTACCGAAGGCTACACGGGTTAGCTGCAGCGGCAGGGACTGGGCCATACAGGCCGACAGGATCGCGCGGCCATGGGTCGTGGGCTTAAACGCAATTTCCATTGCAAAATCTCCTCCTTATTGCTGCTCAGGCACAGGCACTATGACGCGGGCCACCGTCTGGCCGCCGGTGCGGAGCGCTTTCTCTACGGGTGCGGCAGCGGTATCCTCCGGTACCGGGAACCTGACCAGCGGCGTCGCGCTCCCGCCGGCGCGGATGGTCCCCTGCAGCCGGATATCGTCCGCCTGCTGCGCCACGGGGAGCCGGGTCATGGCCGCCGCGCCGCCGCCTATGCGGACTGTACCCTGGAAGCTGATCGTGTCCGCCTGCTCCGGGATCGGGAACCGGATGTGCGCTGCGGCACAGCCGCCCAGACGGACGGTATTGGGGATAGTCGGGAATATGATTTTTGTGCTTACAGCAAGATGCGCAGGTTTGACCTTGCTGATATACTGAAAAACCCGGTCACTAGGAATTGGCCTGTTCGTAATGTTCAGTGTTACACTGAACGTGTAGGGGCTTGTGAAATCTGTTACTTCTACATCTGCCCCGGAAACCGCCGCAATCCCCCGGCGCAAAACCTCCGGGTTAATGGGCCGTACCATGCGTACTCTGTTGAGAATCCGCTGCCGCCGCTCCTCCAGCGTCATGCTTTCGTCCGGCTCGAAGCCATACACCCACTCCCAGATGGCAATGCTCCATGTGCAGGTCTGCACAAAAATTTCCTGTTTCAGATCGGCGGACCACTGCGCCATTTCGTCCCATTCACGCCCAATGACCTCGTAAATCCAAAGGCCCAGGTAGGAACGATTATAAAAGCCCTCCGTTACAGAGCGCAGGAATGTTTTTGCCTCCGGGCTGTGGATAATATCAAGGTCTGGCTTGGACACGCAGATCCACCTCCCCAGTTACGGGATATTGCACTTGCGTGACAGGGATATTCTCCGAGCCGCCGTTGATTGTCAGTTCGGTATAGTCCTTTACGCCTTTTGTTTTTGCCAGGACAGCGCCAACCTGTACCCATCGAACATACCCCGTGCGGGTGCGGGAACTCATGCTTGCTTCCCGTCCAACCAGTAGCCAGTAGGCTCTCAGGTTCTTCCGGAAGAGGGCGGTCACGGTTTCAATGTCCGCGTCATCTTCCAGAAGGACATTTGCCGCTATATCAACGGTCAGCCCCTCCGGGGCAATCACAGTAACGTGTGCGCCAATGGGCGCAAGCCGTTTCACATCCTCGTCACCCGTTCCCATGATGTGCAGATAAACGGCGTCGATGATTTGCCGGTTCGCAGGCAATCCATTACTATCAATAATAATCAGGCGCACCGCTCCCGCACATCTCCGGTACCCAAGCGCATCCGTATAATGGAATTTTTCTGGGAGGGCCGGGTCATCCCATTCGGGGTCTACGATGACCTGCCCTACGCCGGGGACCTGCCGTCCCCAGCGGATATAATCAGCCACGCAACCGGTCATGGACGAGCCGAGCCGCATTGCGTCAAGGATGCGGATAACGTATTCTTCATCCGGCTCCGCCTCCGCGCCGCCGGTCATGGGTTCCGGGTTCGTGCAGTAAGAAATGCCCCGCAGAGGGCTGACCATCAGCTTGACCGTGTCCTCCGGAACATTCCCGATCAGGCCACCCTCTACGGCCTGGATGTCAATTGAAACTGTAACTTGTCCCCGCTTATCTGGCACGCCGTCCAGCGCGACGCTTTCCAAAGTCTCAAATATCACGCTGGGCGTTAGGGTTGACGGGGTTGCAAACTGGAAGCCAGCTGGGAGGACTGTGCCTCGCGCTCCTGTCACGTTCAGCACGCCTGTGGCGCGGTTCGCCGCTCTGCGGATGGTGTTCACCATTTCACCATGGAGATCCAACCACTCACCGTAGGCCCATTGCGGGAAGATCAGTTTTATGGTTTCATTCAGCGAGAACTCCACAAATTCCGCTTTCTCCAGTGCAGAAGGGCGTGTAAAGTCCCATGGGATGTTTCCTTCGCTCTTGTCTATCCCGGCAGGAAGCGCATCCAGCATCCGCTTGTGAATTTCGTCCGCGCTCTGCCCGAGCAAAAAATCTGGAGCAGTATACGGGTAGTAGTAGCTTTCATAGTCGAAATATCCGTCAGGCACCGTTTACCACCTCCTTTTGGGTCAGTTGTTGAGCTTTGCCTGGATACTCGCGGTGTTTCCGTCTGTACCAACCACAACGCACTCCAGCCACAGGTTATCACCCTCCCATTTGAATGAGAAATCGCGAACCTGTGCCGTGCGCCCTAGCGGGTCCGCCAGGAGGGCTTCGGTTATCGTGCGCTCAAATGTACTTTCCACAGCTCTCTGGTCAGGCTCCTTGAATGCTTCCTCCGCCTCTATGCCCTCATTTGGGCTATACGAAAGATGCGCCCACCTCTGGGTCAGGATAGATTTGGTACACCAAAGCACCCACGCATCATACCCGCTGCCGTAGAGCGGCTTTCCCGCTCCATCTGTCACAAAATCTCCGGCTTCCACATCCCACATCGGTGCAGGGGGATACCGCTCCGTGATTTCCGTATCCTCTGCCAGCGTAGATGGGACATCAAAGACAGGGAATAAACCCTTTACCATACTCGCTATCCTTTCGCACTTTCCGCTGCTGTGCTGTGTCAGACCTCCGTTGCTGGGAGAATAAGGTCTATTACACAGGCATCATCACCCACCCAGGCCACCAGCACACGGTCCCCCGGCTCAATGTGCCGCATCTTCTCTGGAATCAGGACATGATGCTGGTGGAGGCCGTCCGAAGAATCCTCGCCGGCTGACTTGACCGACGGGATGGGCGGGTCCGGCGCTGGGCCGGTGGCTTCACCGACTGGGCCATTTACCTTGTGGAGGTGAGAGCCGCTGTGCGGCAAGCCCATATCCTGCGTTTTTGCAAGAATGTTGTTGGTTGGCCCCAGCGTCAGTTGGCGGCAGACCATGTAATCACTCTGCGGAATAGGAACGGGGAACTTGTTCGTCAGCAGGCTCATGTCCGGCTGAATCACGCCGAAGTCCAGAACCTGCGGCTGCTCGCTCATTCCGCGCATTCGGTTTTGAAGGACTTCTGTCAGCTTATTGACCCCTTCGCTGCCCATCGTACTGCCTTGCTTGTTTTCCATTGGTTCACCTATTCTTTCCGCCGGAGCGTCATGGTCATTTGCTTGGAGGTGGCGTTGTGGGAGACACCGACTACATAAAATGTACCAATCAGGTTCCCCGCTGCCACGCCGACAGCATCACCACGCCGAAGAAAAGGGAGGTCAGCCGAGTTCAGCGTAATAGATTCCTCCGGCTTTCCCCGCTCCTTCAGGATCGCTTGCGCTTCGGCGTTCGCTTCTCCCATTTTCTTGTTGCTGTCCCGGCGGACTACCTCCTGCAAAACGCCATATTCCAGATTGCCGTCAATAACAGCATCCACGCTTGACCGTCCTTGGTTATCCGCTTTCCCGATAATCTTTACCCGTGTGACAAGATTGTTGATGGTCAGCTTGTCGCTTGTACTGATGGAATTATCGGTGTTGAACTGATAAATCTCTGAATTTGCGCCATAGTCGGAAACCACCAGACTGCCGTTTTTGTAAAGGGCAACGTACCGGGTACTTGTCTGCTGCTTTACTTCGTCCAGCAGTTTAATAATCATGTCGCTGATAGGATCACAGTTGAACACCTTTTTTTCATGGGTGATCTGCTTGCTCCATTCGTAGCTCAGAGGAATGCCCCAATCTCCGCAAATATTATTGAGAATTGCCGGGGTTGACATCCCGGCGGAGAAATATTTGAAGTCTTTACTCTGCTGCAGCCGTATCATCGGGTCGTATGCGGTTATGGCCAGTTCCTTGGCCTGCGCGCTTTTGTAATCCCATTCCCATATCGTACCCTCGAACAACGGTTGATTACCGCCGCCCCAATCCGCTGAAATCTTAATGATGCAGTTGATTTTCACCAACTGCATCAGATATCCGGATTCCATTTTGTAGTTAGCCAGTTTGAGCGTTGCCCGCTGCGCCAGCTGGCCCTCCTGCTCCTCCCACGACAGCGAGAGAAGAGCATGGTCCAGATCGTACACCGCGCCCGATTCAGTGATAAGGTCAACGTGGTAGGTGAGCAGCGCAATATCTACGGCCATTCTTCGTTCTCCCCTCTTCGCCCTTACGGGATGGTCAGCACTTGGCCGGGCCGGATCAGGTTCGGGTTGCTGCCGACAACATCCTTGTTGGCTTCATAGAGCCGAGTGTAATCTGATCCTTTCCCGTAGACCTTCTGCGCGATTTTCCACAGGCTATCCCCGCTGGCTATGGTATAGGTTTCCTCTTTTTTGGGGGTTGTTCGCTCCGCCATTGTCGCGCTGTGATTCAGCGTTGTAGGCGTTGCCGCCGTATCTGTCGATATGCGGATATCCTTCGCCTGTATCAGCGCAATGGAGTAATTGATATCCCCATATCCGCCTGTAGGCGTACCCGTGAAACTGGACAAATAAACGTCACAGTTTATAGGCGTTTCGGTAATCAGGAGCCGCGCCTTGACTGGCTTTCCATGCTGTGTTTTCAGATTGTCAATCCACCGGTAAATTGCTTTCGGGTCCTGCCAATCGAACACATAGGGGGCCTTCTTTCGCCTCTCCCCCGGAAAAATCCCGTTCCAGCTGATAGAATCCAAGGCTGTCCCGCTGGGAATCTTCACTTCGCCGATATTCAGGATCGTATAGTTCCCGAACTGGTTCGCCAGCTTCACGCTGATTTCGGTCGGGAGCATGGGGAAGCGCAGGCGGTCGCTGGTTGTCAGGTTTGTCAAATAGATGTCCACGCTTATCCTCCCCACTGCTCCTTTGGCGTGTTAGCGAATGACTGCTTCAGGGCTACGGCCAGCTGATAGGCGATCTCGTCCGTCATGCCGCGCACCTGTTCCCGGATCGTATTCACAATGGCCTGAGCGTCCGGCGCATTGCTGCCGCTGACATTAATTTCAAACATCAGGTTTTCGATGGTGACTGGAACCACCATGTTATTAGCGCCGCCGCCGTTCCCCTCCGCGCCCTGGGACCGCTCTATGACCGGTTCAGGACCAGCATCCGGGACCGGTCCGGCATTACCTACAATGGCCCCGTCCGCATACGGTTTAACGCCCAGTAGGTTCCCGGCCTGCTCCCACAGGTCAATACCGCGCTCCCGACGCTTGCCGGAGAGCGGGATTATGGCCTCTGCGCCGTCCTCCGCAACCAGTCCAACGTGTGGGCTGGTCATGATGCCGCCCTCTGCGTGTGCAGCAGCGGCCTGATAACCAGCGCTTGCGCTGCCAGTTACCTTGTTCCAAAGCCCGCCAAAGAAGCCACTGATCTTCTCTTTGACATTGTTGAAGAAGCCGCTAATACTTTCACCTATGCTGCTGACGGCCTCCGGTATCTTCTTTGTGAAGACATTCACCACGCCATCCCATACCTCTTGCATCTTGGCCGGGATGGTTTCCGTGAAGAATGTAGAAAGAGCTGCACCCACGGTTTCCAGGGCTTGCGGCACATCCTCTGTAAAGAATGTTGTGATTCCGGTCCACAGATCAGAGAAAAATTGCGGAACAGTTTCAAAGAAGAACGTGCCTAGCGCACCCCCAACAGTTTCGACAGCTGCTGGTACAGTTTCCGTAAAGAACCCAACTACGCCATCCCAAAGCCCGGAGAAAAAGGTTGGTACTGTTTCGGTGAAAAATGTTGATACCGCACTCCCCGCCGTTTCTATTGCCGCTGGGACGGTTTCCGTGAAAAAGTCCCTGATTCCGTCCCAAAGGTTTCCAAAAAACTCAGGGACAGTTTCGGTAAAGAAGGTCTGAATTTTACCAGCCGCGTAGCCAATGGCGAAGGGGACTGTTTCGGTCAGGAAACTCTCCGCTCCTGCAGCCAGCTCTTCAAATTTAGCCGGTACGGTCTCAGTAAAGAAGCCGCTGACCGCGCTTCCGGCGCTGCTCAGCGCCTGTGGTACGGTTTCGGTGAAAAAGCCCTTTGCGCCCTCTGCCAATTCGCCGAACTTCTCAGGCACGGTCTTGGTAAAGAACCCGCCTACAGCCTCTCCAGCCGCAGACAGCGCTTTGGCGATGTTTGAGCCGCCTATGGCCGCTCCGGCAGCGCCCATGCCTGCGCCAACCGCGCCGCCAATGGCAGTTCCCACACCGGGGAGAATACTGCCGACTGCCGCGCCGATGCCTGCGCCTTTGAGCGCACCGCCGCCTACATTGGAGGCTTTCCGCAGCAGGCTTTCATTTCCGAGGATGCCATCACCAAGCCCGCCGACC